GCCTTCATCTTCCCATAATACCGACTCATAAGGGTATGCAATTGTTCAACGGTCGTGAAACACGCAGTCTGTGCGTGGTGCACGGCGTTGCCCAGCTTACTATTAAGTCGGAAGGTATCGGCACGGTACGACGCTGAAATTGCCAGCTTGTGAGGTTTCTCACCGAGGTTCGAGTACGCCTTTATGGCGTCCTCTATATCCGCAATGAGTGGCCTCCAGCCAAAAGACAGTTCCAGCCAGAGCCCCGCTGCAACTTTAGAGACGGTCTGCGAGTTTCTACCATGACTCCCTTTCTTAAGAGAGTCTAGGTAACCTTTCAGCCCGTCCTGTAGAGCCTTAGCGGGGTGGCGTAGCATGCGCAAAGTCTCTCTCATTTCGCCAACTATAACCCCACCTGCAACTTGCGTGTGGAAGTTGTCTACTTTATTGAGAAACTTGCGCAGCGCGGCGTTGTCGACGGAAGTATGGTCGCCTGTGGCAATACCGGGTGTCTGGTCAGAAACCATGTACCCGGAAGTCCTTGCTTCGTAGAGATCACCACCCAAAAGGTGAGTCGTCGCTACGTTACCAGGGCTGTAGCCAATGACCGAGGTTCTCACTGCTGTTAAGGCAGTGGTAGCCTGCTGGTCATCCTTAATTAACTTCTTCCAGCCTTTCTGCGAGCCACTGGTTCGGGAGTCGACCCAGGATGCGCCGTGATTAACGGAACCGCCATCCCAGATCGTCCCGGTACGAAGATTAATGTCTTTGTACACCTGAAGCTCGGCAAATTTTCCGAAAGAAGTTATGGTAGGCACGACTTATACTCCTGTGAATGACAAAGTCACAAGTCCTTAACGGACTCGTCTACGCCTCCGAAACGGGCCATCTCACAGAGAATGACCCGCGGCGAAGGCGACACGCACATCTCTTCCTCGACCAGATCAATGTAGTCCCGAAGATCCTGGTAAAGGTTGTCGTGATAACACGGCAACCCTTGCAGTTTCTCCTGGACCACAGGATGAGCTAGCTGTTCCCGCAGATGGTCGAGAGACCTACCTACGAGGACAAGAGGTTCAA